AATATCTGGATGTTCACCAATCCCTGCTGGATTGTTTAGATATACCAGAACATTTGCTTTGTGTTTTGCAATATGTCCTTCTGCGTGTTTTCTTAGAGCATCAAGTAGCATCATCATTTCCTTTCCAATTATCACGATTTTTGAAATGTCTGAAAATTTCTTGTGTGATTGATTTATCTTTGGTTATCTTTTCAATCCCACCAAATCCAGGCATACTGTTCACTTCTAATACGAGAGGTTGTTCTTTCTCTCTGTCTTTTGATGGTATTAAATCAACACCAACAAGTCTTCCTTTTACTGCCGAAGCTGCAGTAAGGGAATCTCTAATTTCTAATTCAGTAAGTTCAATAGTTTCTGCTTCACCACCAAGGGAAACATTACTTCTAAAGTCACTATCACTAACAATAACATTTCGTTTCATTGCACCTAGAATATTTCCATCTAATACAACAACACGAATATCGTAATCTATTTTTACATATTCTTGTAGAATGAGAGGAATGTGTTGTTCCCACAACAACATCATCTGAACCATTGCGTTCAAAGACCTTAAACTTTCTACAATAACAACACCAACACCAGTTTGAGTTCCGATTGATGATTTCATAATTATAGGAAACTTACCACCCAATTCTTTTACAGCACGTTCAGTATCTTCTGAATGTGTAATTGCAACAGTCTTAGGTGTTTTCAGTCCATGTTGATTCATCAATATATCTGTCATATATTTACTAGAACACATGTCCCAACAATGTAAATTTGGAATAGTTATATAACCTTCCAATTCAAATCTACGAATCATATCAACCCAATAACGACTACTAGTCATACCTAAAGTTCCAAGTCCTCTAGGCATAATAATTGTAGTTTCGGGATGTATTTCTATAGGGTCTTGATATTCAATTTCATTGCCCTTGATATCAGGCAACTTTACTCCATCTTCACCTAAAGGAAGAGAGTTAATATAAGTCTTACCGTTTTTATAAGAAACATAACAACCAAGAAAATCTACAAGGTAGACTTCAACATCTACTGCTTTTGCAGACTTCTTAATTAGTTTAGTAAGTTCACTTAATCCTGTATCTTTAACATCACGAATTTGTTCACTCGCATTGTTAAATACAACTAACTTGTAGGATTGTTCTTTTACTTCTTCTGTTATGAATTTAGAAAACGACTGTGCCAAAGTTAAACTTCTCTTTTCTTACCAATGTTATATTTAGTTTCCAACAACCATTGATTTTTTTCTTTGAACGAAATTACTTTAATTTGGGAAAGTGGTGCTTTGGGTTCCACTTCTCCAATTATTTCAATCAATCCCCAATCACCAAGTAGTCCAGCAATTGAGTTACGTCTTGAAATGTCGTTTTCGTTAATGTTGGTATCTTTGCCGTCCAGTGCAAACAGTTCCTTAAAATGAACAATGAAGTATCTTCCTTGTTTATGTAGGATGTGACAGGACTGATATAATTTCTTCTCTTTGCGAGAAGCAACCCCGATACGAGATAGTGTCTCACGAACCTTTAAGAAATCATCTGGTTCTTTTAGTTTTATTTCTAGCATCTTCTCTGGATGCCATATATTTTCATTCATTTTCTTCCACCTTTATTCAAACTATCTTTGATAGCCTTTATCTGAGAATCATTAAGTATGGAAAGAGCGGTCTTTGCCTTTTCATCAGTATAACCATAATACTCTTTTACATACTCTAAGTCTTTCAATTTACTCGCCTTCACCCAAGGAGCATAACGCTTCTTAGACCTAATACTATTTAGTAAAAAGTCATATTGAAGCTTCTTATCCAAGTGGTGACGCATGTTAATCTCATTGACTAGCATGATAGTGTCGTTGAAAGGTGCAAGACACTTATTAATAATGTATGGTGAATACTTCTTTTCCCATTCTGGGTCATCACCATCCATTAAGTTTTCTTTTGATAAATTGATGGAATTAAGATAATCTTTTAGTTCATAACTCATTTGAACTTCACCTGTGTCATAATCTCAATCATGAATGCAAGCATGTTGATTTCTTGGTCAGCAACAAATGCAGATTTGTATTGATAGTCTGCAACTGCAAGAACCAAGTGTGGCACAGTCTGAGGTTCAATTTCCTCATAGAGCATATCATAGACTTTACGATATACACGAGTAGGGTCATTGTCTAAGTTATTTGCAACCCATTTACGAATAGACTTGAAGTCTTTTTCTTTGAGAAACCCAACCAAGTCTTTCATGTTGGTTTCTGATATGTTTACCAGAATACCAGCATCAATCATACCAGATGCAGAATAACGTTGCAGTTCATTAAGAACACGTCTCCAATCTGGGAAGTGTTTCTCAACAACACCAGCAACTGCCTTTGGTTCAAACTGAACATTTTCTTTAGTCAGAATATCTTGAACACGAGTAAAGAATTGTCCAGCAAGTTTAGGTTTGTCAGTGTTGGGTATTTTAAATTCAACGACAGAACATCGTGAATGTAGAGGGTCAATGATTCGGTTCTTAAAGTTACATGTCAGAATAAATCCACAGTTCTTGTGGAACTCTTCCATGAACCCACGCAAGGCAGGTTGAGTTGATTGTGGGTTTAGATAATCTGCCTCATCTAAGATTACGAACTTGCGATTACCATCCATAGAGACAGTAGACGCAAAGTTCTTAATCTTATTTCGGAGAACATCAATTCCCGATTCTTCTGAACCGTTAATCATCATGTAGGTAGCACCAATCTCTTCAAGCATTGCTTTCGCAACAGTGGTCTTACCTACGCCTGGGCCTCCAGACAAAAGTAGATTTGGGATATACCCTTCATTTACAAACGTCTGGAACGTTGTTTTCAAATCATCAGTGAGGATTGTATCACTGATTTTGGATGGACGATATTTCTCCACCCATAAAATCGCATCATTCATAATATAGTCTCCTTGTCAATAATGTTTCATATATGATACACTAACTAGGTTAATGTAAGGTTTATGATACATTATGCAGATTCAAGTGCAATAAAGTATTCAACTGGTTTATTCACATTAGTAAAATGAGAAATACCTTTTTGTGAAACTTCTACCTTGTAATCGCCTGACAAGAGTTTTAGGTTTTCAACCTTAAAGAAGTATGTGAAGTCAGATGCAGCATTCTCACCAACCTTAATTGCAAAGTCGTTTGATGTGTCATTCTTACGGTCAGTCACAGTAAGATTGATATCACCACCAGCAGTTCCAGTTAGAACTACATCAGGCACACCAAGAACGGCAGATGCCTTCAAGATTTGATTGAATGTGTTTTGTGTAAATGTGAACTCAACATCAACAGAGGGCATAGTAATCTCTGTCTTTGGTGAAGTCACCACAGATGGGTCACTAAAGAAATAGTTCACTGAACTACCACCACCTTCTTCATTAAGTTTTACTGCTTTGTCACTAAAACTAAGTGTTGGGTTTTTGAAAAGTGAAAGTGCAGATAGGAATTCGTTCAAATCGTAAATTGCAAATTCATTGTCAAACGTGTCTGGAATAGTTGCTTTCGCAACAATGTTCTTCATTGCAGACATTGTGTTTATCACGTTACCACTTTTAACCATAAGATTTTGGTTAATCGTGGAGAAGTTCTTGAAAACTTCTTTGGTATCATTACTAAGATTCATTTATTTGCTCTCCGTTGTATCATGATTATGTAACGCCATTATACCATAATGGATTACTTTTAGCAAGTCATTTCTGTTCTTGCCATCCTTTTTTCCGTATCGTTGCGAATACTTTAAAATATTACCGATACAGAAACCTTCTCCATGGCCCGAGTCCATGATGAATTCTGTTGCTTGAAATTTATTGTGGGAATAATGTGCAGAGTAAGTCTTATCAATATACTCTTGCAGTTCTTTCAGAATCTTGTCTTCTGAATATTTGTAGTCAATCTTTTTCACAGTTTACATCCTATAATTGTGTGGGGGAGTTATCCCCCACATCTTAAACTAATTATCTTACGAATTCTGAATCACGAGATTCATAAGAGTAATCTGAACCAAGAATACTTCTTAGTCCAGCAGCAATAACACCCTTAGATGGTTCCCCAAGTCTGTATGCTGTTTTTCCGTTTACCTTATTGGTATAGATACAATGACCCTCATTTCTGAGTGTATCAATCATTGCTCTAGGGGAAGTTAGGTCAAACTTGTCTCTAATCTTCTGCCAAGTAACATTGTTACCAGACGATAAAAGTTTCAAGACTTTTTCTTTTTTTGTTTTCATACTATCTCCTTCAAGATTTACATTATATTATCAAAAAGAGGGGATAATGTCAAGACATTTTTCCCCTCTTACAAAAAAATGTTTTACTTGATTTTAATCAAACGAGGTTTCTTTTCCTCTGGGATGATTCTCTCAAGTTCAACATTTAACAACCCATTTTCAAAGGTTGCACCTTTAACTACCACATCATCTGCAATAGTAAAAGAACGAGTGAATGCACGATTAGAAATACCTTTATGTAGATATTTCACATCATCCACCAATTCTTCTTTCTTTTCTACAGATTTGACTGTCAGAGTGTTCTCTTTAGTCTCAATCTCAATATCTTTCTTATCAAATCCAGCAACTGCAATCTGAATTGCATATTCTGAATCAGATACCTTTACGATATTGTAAGGGGGGTAGTTTGTTGTCGAAACATTCTCATCAAAGAGTGTATCGAACATTCTATCGAAACCGATAGAGTAGGTTTTAACCCTATCAAAAGGGTGTGTTGTAAGAGTTGTGCTTACCATGTTTATCTCCTTTGTTAAGCAAGATTAATATTAAGAGTCCCTTTCGGCAACTCCACCATATTTATAATGACGGTTTTTGGGGGGATACCGACAAACCCTAGTTTTGTTCGCAGAGTAGGTTATTTCGGTGCGAACTGGATGACTTACGAACAGCACCCATATTATATATAAGGGAAGGGACTTGAAAAGTCAAGCCCCTTCAACTTTTTTTATGCAGCCTCGGCGTATTCAAGTGCTTTGTCAAGTGCATTCAACTTAACCTTACGGTTACGTCCATACCATGCACTCACTAGACGAGAATCACCTTCACGACCTTGTAAGTGGTCAGTCATGTAAGTGACTGCATTAAATGCCTGCCACCAAGAACCTTCTGCAAAGTTGGCACCAGGCTGGGTCTCCAACTGTTCCATCGCCATTTTCGCATTACGAGAGGTGAATGGAATCACGTTGTCAACCTTCTCCTTAGCAGGAGCACCAAATACTTCGTTGAAGTATTGGATTACGTTTTCTCCAGTAGCACGTTTGCCACCAAGAAATTCTGCCATAGATTTGTATTGTTCCATTTTCTCACGAGCAATACCCATCTGTTCTTTGACCATATCTGCATCGAAAGCAGTTCGGTGATTTACTGTCACCATCTGGTCAGACTGTTTTGACAACGATAGAGTTAGTGTATTGTTACACACAACACGAATCGGTGTCATACGAATATTCAAAGATTTACCAAACTGGTGTGGATTAGTAAACAAGAAGTAGTTCTCAGTTACGTCACCTTTGAACAACTCAAAAGACTCTTTTGTCTTTGCAAGTGCCCAAACCATCTGTCCACCCTTGAGTGAACCAGCAGTGTGCATTTCCATGTCACCCGCCATCACATAGTCGTTGAAAAACTCAAATGCTTCAGAGTTCTGAACTGGATTCCATCCTGTTCCGACAACATCTAAAACCTTGTTATCTGATGAACGAACCAGTGCTTGTTTGCCTGGAACTACTACACCAGAAGTGGTAGTCATATTTTCTTTTTCTACTGTCCAATCAAGTCCAGCAGTAGTCATAAATTGGTCTGGTGTTAAGTCAGCAGGGACTTTAGTTCCAAGTCCATGCCAAGGAACTTCACCAACATAGGCCATCTGGGCCTGTCCGTTTACAATTTCAAGTTCGTGTGCCATAATATAATTCTCCGTTTTTTTCAGTTTGTATATACATCATACCCTGTTTTCACAACAAAGTCAAGATGTTTTTGTAACATTTTTAAATAAATCTTTTGCACTCAAAAAAGACCCATTTTCCAACGTTAATTTGATGTCTGGTAATGAACCAAACCCTAAGTGACGGTTTACAACCTTAACACCGTCAATTTCTGTTGCCGTCCACATATCTTCCATATGTTTCTTGAATTCTGGGGTAATATTAATCATAAGTCACCTGTGCTGCGTAGTCAATTTTATCAAAGATTGCTTCTAGTTCTGCAATCTTTTCACGACACTTCATCTTTGCAAATCCATTGCCTGGAGTTGCCTTCTTCTTACGTTCTAGTGTCTTCAACATATCTGTAAAGAACACATACTCTTTTTGAAGTTCAGTTAAGTAATCCATTATGCATACACCTTAGTCATTTCCATCAATTTGAACCCTTCTTCCATAAGAATCCGAGCATCATCAGCATTCTCAAAACCTTCTTCATCAGCAAAGTCCATGCTGCTGGTAGTGTAGATGGTGTCTACATCGGGGTCAATACCGTGAGTATCCATTACATATTTGAAAGTCTTTGCAGTCTGGATATTTCCA